GGCGCGACGTGCTGCTGGCCTGCGAGGCCTATCTTGCGGCAGCGGCGGCGGACCGGAAGAAAGAAGGGATCGCGGAATTTGCCAGGCTATACAATGGCGGCGAGATCAGGATGACGGAGGTGGTGCGCGGCAGGGTGCCAAGCGTCTCCGTCTCCACCATCATGCGCTGGCAGCGTGATTTTAGAGCGTCCGGTCTGTTGGGGCTGGTTAACGGCCACCACAACCCGAAACAGGGCTCGACCACGCTCACCCCGGAACAGCAGGATCTGGCCATCTCCATCCTGGTCCGGCATCCCCACTGCAAGATCAACACCATCCAGGACGGGCTGCAGGCCCGTTTCAACGGGCAGACCCCGCATTGCAGCGCAATCCGGCGGTTCGTCAACCGCTGGAAGAATGCAAACTCCAGCCTGCTGCTGTACCTCACCAACCCGGACGCATGGCGCGGCAAGCACATGCTGGCCTTTGGCGACGCATCCGAGCAGGTCGAGCGGATCAACCAGCGGTGGGAGTTTGACTCGACGCCGGCGGACGTGCTGCTCACGGACGGCAGGCACTGCCTGATCGGCGTGATCGACGTTGCCTCCAGACGGTTCAAGTTGCTGGTCTCAAAATCATCGCGCGCCACGGCGGTGGCGGCCCTGACCCGCCGTGCCATTCTGGATTGGGGCGTGCCCGAGACGGTGAAAACCGATAACGGCAGCGACTACGTATCCAGGCACCTGGTAGGCGCCTTCGAGGCGCTGCGAATCGAGCAGATCCTTTGTCCACCTTTCACCCCAGAGGCAAAGCCGCACATTGAGCGGGCATTTAAAACCTTTTCGCACGGGATTGTCGAGCTGCTGCCCGGCTATATCGGCCACAGCGTCGCCGACCGCAAGGATATCGAGGCGCGGCGCAGCTTCGCTGACCGGCTGATGCGGAGAGCAGAGCCAGGCACGGATGCCGAGCCGGTGGCGGTCAGCCTGACTGCCGAGCAGTTGCAGGCGCTGTGCGATCGGTGGGTTGAGGCGATCTACCACCATAATCCGCACCGGGGGCTGGATAACCGGGCCCCGGCCGAGGTGGCCAGGCTGTGGCAGGGCACGGAGCGGAGAATTACCGACGAGCGGGCGCTCGACGTTCTGCTTGCCGAGGCCCCGCGCGAGTCCTGCCAGGTGACGAAAAAGGGAATCAAGATCGAGCACCGCTATTATATCTCGGAAGATCTGGCCGGCATGGCAGGGGAGACGGTCCGGGTCAAGCTCGACCCGACGGACTTCGGCACCATTTATGTGTTTGCCGCGTCCGGCAAGTTCCTCTGCGTGGCCATTGACCCGCTGCGCCTGGGCCATGACCGGGCAGAGATCGCGGCAAAGTCGAAGGCACTGCAGAAGCAGATCATGCGCGAAGGCGCCAGGGAGCTGAAGAGGATGGCCCGCGAGCAGGCGGTGGACCAGATCCACATGGAGATCCTGGAGCACCGCGAGGCGCAGATCGCCAACATCGTGGAGTTGCCCAGGCGCAGCGAGGAGTACAGCACGCCGGCGCTGGAAGAAGCGGCCCGGGCGGTGGCGGCCATCGACAGCGAGCGGCGCGGGCAGCTGGAAATGGATGAGATCATCAGCGACAGCATGGTCCACGTGGACAAGGAAGAACGGATCAGCCTTGCCCGCAAGCGGCCGGAGGAAAAGGTGGTGCTGATCTTCACCGACTCACAGCGCTACGACCAGATCAAGGACACGGCCAAGGCGCGCGGTTACATCAGCCGCGACAACTGGGAGTGGCTGGACGAATACTACCAGACCGTGACCGGCCGGATGTACTACAAGCTGGAAGGCGACCTGCGGCGGCGCTGGCCCATGCAGGGCGACGGGCAGGTGGAGGCGTAAGGGCGAAGAGAGCGGCCGCGAGCGATGCGGTTCGCGGGGCTCACCGCATCCTACGGGGGAATGAAGCGAAAACAGGCGAGGCCCGGTGTTGGCGCACCGGGCCTCAAGGAAAAAACCTACGCGATAAGGAGAATATACAGGATGAAAAAGGAGTTTGCAATAACCCGCAACGTGCAGGAGTTCATGCGGGGCATGGATGTGGTCGCCACGCCGGTCAAGGGCCGGATCGGCATGGGCCTGGTGTTCGGCGAGCCGGGCACGGGCAAGACCGAGATGGCCCAGAAATACGCGGCGGACAACGATTTCCCCTATATCCGCGCCACCGACATCATGTCCCGCCGGTCCCTGCTTTCGCGGATCGTCGCGGAGCTGGGCGAGCAGCCGGCATTCAAGGCCGACGACCTGTTCAACCAGGCAGTGGACATGCTCATCGACCATCCCCGCACCCTGATCGTCGATGAGGTGGATTACCTCTGCCGGGGCGGGATGGTGGAGGTGCTGCGCGACATCAACGATATCACCAACGCGCCGGTGGTCATGGTCGGGATGCACCAGCTGGACCAGAAGCTGAAGCGGTTCAAGCACCTGTACGACCGGTTTTCCGCGGTGGTCCGCTTCCGAACCTTCGAGCTGGCGGACATCACCTCCCTGGCCGAGCAGATCTGCGAAGTAAAGATCAGCGCCGACGGGCTCAAGTTCATCCATGACCGCGGCCACGGCAAGTTCCGGCGGACGATCATCTGGTTTGCCCGGGCCGAGCAGTTGGCCCGCCGCAACAACCTGGACGAGGTCACCGCCAAGCACCTGGAAAGCGCGCGCAACGGGGGCCGGTCATGACCCTGCTGGACGCGGTGATCGCCTGCCTGCACGGTAAAAAACAGGCGAGCCTGGCCGAGGTGCTCGACTGCTGCGGGCATGAGCGGCGGCAGGTCCTGCGGGTCCTGGACAAGCTGGCCCGCGAGGGCTGGCTGCAGGAGATCGGCGACGAGCCGGAGCCGCTGAAGCGCGGCGAGATGGGGCCGATCCGCCGCAACCCGACCTGGCGCGTGGTCAAGGACCCATCCGCCCGGCCGCCGAAGAACCTGCCGCGCCCGTCCTCGCTGCGCTCCAAGCTGTGGCGGCTGATCCGGGCCAAGCACCGGTTCACCAAGAGCGAGCTGGCCACCTGTTCCGGGATCTCCATGGCCACGGTGGACGACTACGTGCGCGAGCTGGAGCTGAACAACTACGTGCGCCGCACCGGCAAGGACGGGGCATCCGTAACCTATATCTGCGCGCGGCCCAAGCAGATCGAGCCGCCGCGCGGCCTGTTCGGAGGTGCGAAATGAGCGAGATGTGGCTGGAGCTGCTGCGCCGGCAGGTGCAGTTGCGCGGGGCCTCGATGGTTGCCAGGGAGCTGGGCATGTCGCCGACCACTATCTCCCTGACCCTGAACGGCAAATACGGGGCGAGCACGGACAAGATCGAGCGGCGGGTGATGCGGATCTACGGCGACGGCACCGGGGTTGACTGCCCGGTGCTCGGCAAGATCAGCCCGAGAAAGTGCGTGGAGACCTGGGAGCGGGCCGGCCGGATCGGCAGCCGCGCCGGCAATCCGCGGACGATCAAGCTCTACAAGCTGTGCATGAAATGCGATTTACGGAGCAGTTAAAAAGCTGAGAAATTAACCGCTCAGAGCGGTTTTTAACCACAGGAGGGTCGAGTGAACCATAAATCAATACATAGCGGGTTGCTGGCGCAATTGTTTGCAGACATGATGCGACAGGGCCGGCCGATACCCAGGGCGATCAACAAAAAAACAGCGTGGAAAAAACGCAGAGCAACAGGGAGGAAATCATGAACAGAATAGAGATAGCCGCCCGGATCGGGGACGCGCAGTACAGATTGGCCAATGGCGAGGACTCCATGGATGTGGAACGGGACCTGATTGCGCTGCGCAAGGAGATCGTGGCCGGCATCCCGCCGGAGGCTGACACGGTGAGCGAGGATATCCTCGCCCACTACAGGGCCGATGCCATCGCGCAGCTCATCCGGCTGCGGGAGATGCTGACCGGGATGGACCTGCCGACCTCGCCGGACATGCAGCTGTTCCATATATCGGCATGCGCGGAGCTGGCCAGGCAGAAGGTGGTCGACTACTACGAAAAGCGAAACAGGGCCGCCGCCGTGCGGGTCCAGGAGGAATTGATATGCCAGGCTTAATCCCGGAAGGGTACAGGAAGAACTCCGCCGGGCACCTGGTGCCGGCGGAGTCGATCAAGGAGGAGGATCTGCTCCGCGATGAGTTCGTGCGGCAGATGGTGAGCGAGGCCCGGATCGTGGCCGGCGTGGTCGCCGGGTTCAAGGAAAAGCTGGCCGAGGAGGTGCAGGCGTTCCTGGACATGTCGGCGGCCCAGTACGGGGCCAGCCTGGGCGGGGTGCGGGGCAACGTGACCCTGACCTCGTTCGACGGCCGCTACCAGATCCTGCGGGCCGTGGCCGATCAGATCGATTTCAATGAAAAGCTCCAGGCGGCAAAGGCGATCATCGACGACCTGCTCCGGGAATGGACACGGGACAGCCGGTCAGAGATCCGGGCGCTGATCGAGAACGCGTTCCAGGTGGACAAGAAGGGCAAGGTCAACACCAAGAGGATCCTCGGCCTGCGCTCGCTGAAAATAGAGGACCAGCATTGGCTCAGGGCCATGGAGGCCATCGCCGACGCGATCACCGTGGTCGGCAGCCGGGTCTATTTCAGGATGTACGAGCGGGACGAGAAGGGCAACTATCAACAGATTCCGCTGGATTTCAGCGGCATTTAGGGAGGTGCGGGATGCTTTGTCCGAATTGCAATGCCGAGGTCGGCCCCATGGATATGGTGATCGAGGAGTCGGCGGATGAACAGGGGTTCGAGGTGAGCTTCGGCTGCCCAGGGTGCCGCAAGGATTTCTATGTGGTGCTCCAGCCGGAGGTGTTCGAGGAGGTGGATTGATGAAGGTCAAGGCTCAAGGCTATATAACGATGTACATCGATGCGGAGTTTGAAGCTCCTGATGATAGCGAAGATGACGGTGACCTGAAGATTATTGCGGCCAAAGAGATGAAGGCCGCAGCGAGACAGAAGGGCATCCCCTCACATGAATGCGAACTGGAAATCTGGTCAATAAGTACAGTTGAGTAAAGCGAAATCCCGGCCTCGGCCGGGATCATCCAGGCGTGGCGGCCCGGGTCTGATGAGCAGCCGGAAACGAGAAGGAAATGAAGATACGAAAAATCACTGGCGAG